GTTGAATCGCTCTCCGTCGAAGATCTCGCGTTGCACGTCATCCCGGAGAGACCCCCGGTAGTACTGCTCACGCTCGGCGACCTGCGTCCAGACGTACTCCTCGAAGCGCTCGCGGGAGTACGAGACGGCGTTGCCAGTGCGGCACTTCTCCGCCCAGTAGGCGGGGTTGATGTCGCCCACCTCGGCGGACTGGCGGAACAGCTCGAACATGTCCGGGGCCAGCCTGAAGACGAACGAGTCTCCGTCTCCCGAGAAGGTGAGCTGGCCCGGGGTCGTGGTGATCTCGTACCAGTACAGGTCGCTGCCACTGGAGAAACGCAGGTGCCGGTACAGGCCGTCGTCGTGGAGCACGGTCATCTCGTGGCCGTCGGTCTCCCGGGCGAATCGGGCGGCGGCTTCGGGGTGGTCGCTCACGGCTGGCCTCCGGGGTTCGTGCGGCACGTCTCGGGGTGGGCGGCGACGAGGGCGTCGAAGACTCGCTCGTACCAGTCGGCGGGCTGCTCGACCGGGCAGTGGCCCAGCGGCGGCTTGTCGAGGAGGGACGCGAGACGCTCCTCCGCGAGGTGCTTCAGCACGTCACCCACCCGCACGTCCAGGCGGGCAATCGGCGGCGTCAGGTCGGCGAGGGACGCGGACGTCGTGTCGACAGGCAGGAGATCAGCCACGGGACTCACCCCGCAGCGACATCAGGATGCCGACCGCGTAGTTGATGCCGTCTGCCGTGCCGGGCACGGGGGCCAGGCGGTAGGTCTCATCGAGTCGAGCCTGGGCTTCGGCCAGCGCCTCGGCTCGCCCCTCAGCGCGGATCGCGTCGATCAGGCCGGCGGTGTCGGTCGCGGTGTGCGTGACCTGCAGCAGGTTGGCTACGCGCTCACTCGCCGGCAGGGACAGTTCGGCGTCGCGCTGGGCACGGAGTCGACGCTTGGCCTCTTCGCGCCGGGCTACCTGGGCGGTGGGGTTGGTGTCTGCCGGATCACCGGCGATGATGTCTGACATCGGGGTTCTCTTCTTTCTGCATGTAGGCGTGCAGCGAGGGGTGGATCTCGGGAGGCCTCGATTGCCGGTTACTTCCAGGTCACCGGCGGTCGGGGCCGTTTGCCGCAGCTAGGCGGCGGATGCGACGAGCGACTTGCGGGCGGTGCGCTTCGGGGCCCGGATCGGCTGAACGCGGTCCAGCTCGTACCAGCGCTGTAGGTCCGCCTGGCTGACGTTGATGGGGCCCGTGCGCCTACGGCTGCAGGGGTAGCCCTGGCCGACGCGCCGATACACCGTCTTGACACTGATGTTCATGAGCCACGCGACCTCGGCGGCCGTGAAGAACGGGGCGTTCAGGTCTTCCGGCTTGGTCGGCTTCGGGTAGGGGGACCGGGTGTGAGCCACGGTGTTCCTTTCAGTCACTCCTCAGCTGCGAGGAGGTCGGCGTCAGTTGCTGCAAGCGCGGTGCGGAGGCGGACGTAGAGCCCCGGGCTCATGCGATTGCGGGTGCCTCGTTCGAGCTTTCGCAGGTAGCTGTCGCTACAGCCGACCTGGTCAGCGAGGTGTCTCACTGAGATCCCTGCTTGCATGCGCTTGGTGCATATCGCCGCCCCCTCCACCTGGAAGGTGGTTGGGGCTTGGTGCATGACTAGAACGTACCCACTGACACCCTGCCTGTCTACCCATAGCTACCCACGAGATGCACCTGAGTGGACACGGGAGCGCCACACATGCCCCTGACCTGCGCTGATTCGGTGTCGACCTGTGGCCAATCTGGGGGCCAGTCCTGGCTGGTCCCGGCCAGTCCTGTCAAGATGGGCCCTATGGCACCCAGTGACCTCGACCTCGAACGCCTCGCGACGGCGGCTCGCAACCGCCGCAAGAACCTTGGCCTCGCCCTGAACGACGTCAACGCCAAGGCCGGCGGGACATCGAAGAAGACGTGGCAGCGCGTAGAGAAGGCGCTGACGATTCGCGAGACGAACTACATGAGGATCGACGGCTTGCTCCAGTGGGCGCCAGGAAGCTGCCTCGCCATCCTGGAAGGAAGAGAGGCCGTTCCCGCCGACCCCTCGCAGGCAGAGTTCGGCACCGTCATCTCCGAGCTGACGCCAGAGAAGAAGGAGGCCGACGCGCGCGATGTCGTCCAACTCGCCGTCGTGGCGACCACGGACGGGTTGACGTCCGAGGAGATCCGCGCCCTGAGCGAGCGGGCAGTCAGGGACCTCCGCGCCGCAGGCCTCATCTAGTCCAAGAATCAGCCGATTCGCGTACAACCTTTCGAGCTCGGGCCGTAACGCGGAGACTTTCTCTGGTCACTTTGTGCTCAGGTAGTTCTAAATTCCACAAGACGTGGCAGAGTCAGATCACGTCCTCGGAGGCTCCCGCAAGTCCCTGACACTAGGGGGAGCCATGCTTCACACTGGCGCGCTCATAGTTGACTACGGCCCTCACTTTCGCGGTGAGGCCGTCAGGTCCGACACTGGGATCGTCTGCGTAGTACCAGGCCAAGATCAGGTCCGTGATGCGGCAAGGCCCGTGATGCGGGAGCTCGTTCAGCGGCTTGGCGGTAACTGCGACAACTGCCGCGGGTGCCCGCTCGGTATCCCGGCCTGACGCACTGTGTACGTCGCGGAGCCCTGGCAGTAGGGGCTGCCAGGCACCGCGACGGCCGGCATCAAGGGGACGCACCATGGCCAGAAGAGCCCACGACGTGTACACCGAATGGCGCGGCGGAACCTGCCGCGTGAAGTGGTGGACGGGCGAGTACCACCCCAACGGCCGCAAGCGGTTCGCTTCCGAAGGTGGATTCACCGACGAGCAAGAGGCCATCGAGTACGGCCAGAAGCAGCTTCACGAGATCCGCCAGGGCACGCACATCAGCAAGCAGGACGGTGCCACATTGGTGGCTGACTGGGCCGATACCTGGCTGGCCTCGCTCGACTTGGGGCACCTGTCGATCCGGAACTACCGGTCGGTGATCGAGACGCATATCAAGCCGGGCTTCGTAGGCAAGACGGTCGGACAGCTGACGATCATCGACTTCCGTGCGTTCAGAAAGTTGATCAGGTCCAGGGTCGGCGAGAAGCATGCTCGCCAGATCCTCGGGGTGTTCAGCCTCATCATGGCCGACGCCGTCAAGGCCGGCCTCCGCAAGGACTCCCCCGTCGAGGCGACGACCCGGCGAGGCAAGTACGAGAAGAAGCCGAAGGAGCGAAAGAAGGACATCCCGGTCGAAGTGGTCCATCAGATCGCCTCCAACGCCCAACTCAGATGGGGTGATGCAGGGCATGTCTTCTTCTGGAGCATGGCCATGTCCGGCATGCGCCCCGGGGAGCTGTTCGGCTTGACGAGGGAGTACTGCTATCCGAACTGGCCCAAGTCGGATCCGCGCACTGACGACGCGTCGAGTGAGGAGCGCCTGGAAGACGGACTCAGGTACGGCCGGGGCCCGGACCGGATGCCCGCGATCCGCGTTGAGCGCCAGGTCCAGTACGAGGAGGGTGAGCTGCGCTTCTTCCCGCCCAAGTACGAGTCGCGCCGGACGCTGGTCATCCCTGACTTCCTGGCCGAAGCGCTCGAACTGCTACTCGCCTCCCACGATTCCGAGTGGGTCTTCCCCTCGATCGAGGGAAGTGGGCTGGGTAGCGTCTCGTTCGACCGCGAGTACTGGCGGCCGATCGCGGACGGCTGCCCTGCCAATACGAGTCCGTGGGCCAAGCGCCGGCGCCCGGAGATCGAACCGGTCCCCACATTCAAGGGTCGGCGCATGTACCTGCTGCGCCACGGCCACAAGGCGTGGCTGGACGAGGACGGCCACAGTCGGTACGCGGTGGAGACGAGAATGGGACATGAGGTGCAGGGCGTCGAGGGTGTCTACAGCAGCCTGACGGCGCCCATGGAGCGGGCCTTCCGGCGGACTCTGCAAGCCAGGTGGGAGAGCCTCCAGCTGCCGGCGTGGCAACCGGGGCGGGCCGCGGCGCCCGAGTACGCCGCGCGCCCGTCCATCGCCTCAGCCGTGCGTGCTGCCGTCGCCGAACACGGGGACGGTCCGGCCGTGCTGCTGGCCGTACAGGCTGTCCTGCCGGACGTGAAGTCCGCGACCGTGACTCGGTACCTCAATCGCATTCGACGCAACAGGGTCTGACCGTTTCCCAGTTGTTTCCCGCTGGGGTGCAACAGGGAGTGTCGTCCGCAGGTCAGGGCGAAATGGGACACCATTCCAGCGACATGCACATGATGTTGGCGTAAGTGTCCCCATCGGGGCGCCCATCAGGCGCAATGCGTTCGATCAGGCCTTTCACCTGCACAGACACTCCAGCACGTGGACACTGTTGGCCACCATTGGACACTGTTGCCCATGATCAGCTCCCACTTGTTTCCCACTTTCCCAACTCGTGGGGCGCACGTAGACCGGGCCCGGGTCCTCGCCCTCGGAGGCGATGACAGACCCGGGCCCGGCATCCTGGCCAACGAGTGCCTCGCGGAGCGGTGTCGCGGCGCGGTTCACTCGTCGGAGTGGATACCCGTCCGCCCTTGACGGGTATCCGTGGGGCCACCCTTCGGCCGGGGCGTGGGGCGTCACAGCCGCGAGGGTGGCCCTCGGTACGCCAGGGGTTGGACCTGGCGCGCCGAGCCCTGAACGATGGCTCGGTCAACTCTTTCGGTCGGCCGATCCACCAAGATCGAAAGATGCTTCAGTTCTGCTGCTGACAAGTTGATCTTGTTGGGTTGACCTGGGCAGGTGCCAGGAGAACAACATGATCAGTGGATCCGCGAAGCCCAGAGAGCCGTGGGCGACTGCATCCGTGTAGCCCGGATTCACGAAGGCCTGACACAGGAGCGCCTGGCCGAGAAAGCTGGCATCGACCGCTCAACGGTCCAGCGCCTCGAAGGTGGCACGACCGACGCTAAGATCAGCCATCTGCTGCGCATCGCCCGCGTCCTCCGCATCCCGGTGAAGAGCCTGCTCCCGCCAAACGCGTAGGGGAGCCTTTCGGCCACTCCCCGCGATTGCCCCAGTCTGCCTGCCCCACCCATCCATCCTCAAGGGGGTTGGCGGATCTGTGCAGATGCACCTTGTCGATGACCTGCGGGAATGCTACTAACCGTCAGGCTCTACCCACGAGTTGACGCCTGTCGCTTCGAACAAGCGTCCGAAAGTTTGTTGTAGTGAACGCCCGCTAACGCCGGCTGGTACCCGCCCCTCCCGCTGCCGCCCCTCCCGCTGCCGCCGCTGCCGGAGGGGCGGGAGTCAGGGGTGCGGGCCGGCGGGGAGGGGGGCGCGCTCACGCCCGTACTCTCCCCCACGCCAGCCGACCTGTACCGGTTGTCGGTGCCGCCTCGTAAGATCAGCCGCATGATCCGATCCGCTGAGATCGTCAACGCAGAGATCCGCCAGCTGTGGGTGTCCGGGAGCCTGGACCCGCGCGACCGGGACCGGTACCTGATGCTGGTGGTCGAGTACGCCGAGGCGTTGCGTGCCGAGCGGGAGTCGGCGGAGCTGGCGGCCTAGGCGGCCTGGCTGTACACGCGGCGGGCCATCTCGGCGAAGAAGCGCTCGCCCTCGCCGACGTTGCTGATCCCGGCGTCGATCATGTCGCCGATGAGACTGACGAACTGGTGCGGGGTCATGGCGTTGATGTGGGAGATGAGGGCCGCGTCCGTGCGGTAGCCGTCGATGTGCTTCTCCCAGGAGCAGAGGGCGGCGAAGGCGGTGCGGAAGATGGCCTCGCGCTCGGGGTTCAGGGAGCCGCGGTAGTTGTTGGCGTCAGCGATGGCCTGCATGACGTCGCGGTGTCCGTCGGCGATCCAGCGCTTGGCGAAGCGGCGGGTGCGGGCGCCGATGTGGAGGTGGGTGCGCATCTCACGGGCGAAGATCTGACCCTTGGTGGAGTGGGCGGCCAGCTTCGCGGCGCGCTCGGTCTTGGCCTCTGCGGCAGCGAGGTTGTCGACCGCTTCCTGGGCGGTGGTGCCCACGGCGCTCATCTCGCCTCGGGTGGCGGTCCAGGTCAGGTTGGGACGGACGCGGAGGGTGAAGTCGCCAGCGGTCCAGGTGAAGAGGGCGGAGGGGGTGGCCTGGAGGGCGGTGCCGTTGTAGGTGACCGTGGTGAGTTCCATTGCCGTCTCCCTGTTTCCGCAGTTCCTGGGTGGTTGACCACCCCGATGGCTCCACTATGGCACGGACTGGACAGGTGGTCAACCACCCTGAGAGAATCGACCCATGGCCAACCAACACAAGGAGAAGCTGCGCGGACTGCGCGGCGTAGACCAGCAACTGTGGGACGACTTCGAGAAGGCTGCCGGACGAGCCGACTCGGACCGCTCCGCAGAGATGCGGCGATTCATCGAGTGGTACGTGAGCCGGCCCGGCGCCGACCTACCGACCAAGCCGCCCGCAACTGACGCCTGACAGCACTCCGCCCCACCGGTCGCTGTCCCCCGTGGGGGTCCGGTGGGGCGGATCGAGTAGCACCGCAGCCCGCGGTAATCGCTCGAATGTGATGGTCCGATGGTACGCCCGGGGGCTGACAGCGGGCAGGGGTCAGGAGAACGCCTGTCGTGGGCTATCGACAGTCGCAGGTGCTGGACGCGAGCCCACAAAAGTGGCACTCACCCGTGCGGGCATGGCTGGGAGCGATGCCGTTCAGCTGGTGGGCCATGCCTCGGACTCGGACGCCGGTGAGGTCGGCGAACATGCCGGAGGCCTCCATCTCCTCCATGTCCGCTTCGCGCGCCCAGCGCTCCCGGATGAGCTCCTCCATCGTGGCGATAGCCGCTTCGGCGGTGTCGGCTTGCCATCCCATGCCGACGCGGCGGCCGTTGATGTGTTCGTGGGCCCACCAGCTGGTGGTTCCGTAGCAGGGGCTGGTGGTCTGCTTGGCGCGGATCGTGGTGTATTCGTTGAGGCGTAACTCGGCGGGTTGGCTTGTGGGGGCGGCCGGCTTGGGGCGGGAGAAGGCGTTCGGCTTGGGCTGTGACTCGGTCATGGCGTCTCCTTGGGGAGGTCGGTTCGGTGGCCTCGTCCGGGCCGTTGTGCGTGTGCTGTCTTGACGAGTTCGGCGTTGTAGTAGCTGATGCCGCTGCGGCCGGGCTGTCGGCCGAGGGCTTCGATGCCCCAGCGCGACAACTGCTTGCGGGCGTTCCCGGTGGCGCTGGGGCTGGTGTACCCGAGGTAGGCGGCCACCTCGTGGATGGTCCAGGTCTCGGTCATCGGTTGTCGATCCACCATGCGGCCTGGGTGCGGTCGTCGTGGCGGCCGGTGCCCTGGTGGGTGACGGCGGTGGTGATCGCCGCGAGGAGGGCGGCTTCGGAGGGCTGGTCGTCTTCGCTGCTCCAGGAGCGGAGTCCGGGGATGTCGCCGGCGCGGAGCGGGTCGCCGTCGGCGCTGGCGAGGCAGTAGTGGATCCCAAGGTGGGAGCCGCGCAGGTTCTCGACGGCGGCTTCGATCCGGCTGGCTCGGATGTCGGTGGCCCAGGCGATCTGCTTGTCAGTGCCGGTGAGTTCGGGCAGGGCGGGCATGGCGGCAAGGATGCGGGCGCGCGCTGCGGCGGCCAGCTCCTTGTTCGCGGCGCGGAGGGTCTTGCGGTCGATGGTGGGGGCGGGTTCGGTCACGGCTGCCTTCCGGGTGGCCTTGATGGCGGCGATGGCGATGCGGTGAGCGAGAGAGGTGGTGTCGATGATCCAGCGGCCGGCCGTCTTGATGGCGGCGACGACCCCGCGGCGGCACCAGGTGCGGATGGTGGCGACGGTGACGTGAGCCTCGGTGGCTGCGGCGCTGGTGTTCATCGGGTGCCTCCCTCTCGACGACTCCACCTTGCCTCACTGTGAGGCGAAGTTCAAGAGGTCGGTACCGAAGCAACCCGAACGAGTGACGACAGACCCAACTCCCCGACAGCAGAACGCCCGCCCCCGCGTATGGCAGGGGCGGGCGTCGGGTCCCTCGGCGGGATTCGAACCCGCGACCACTCTCTTCCGTTACCCCGAGGGGTGGTGCACCGAGCACTCTGTCCGCTGAGTTACGAAGGACTCCGACCAGTGTGGCACGCGGCGCCGACAGGCGTCAGTGCCGGTGAAGTCGCCGGTGGAGAATCCCATCCCAGCCGCGGATCTCGGTGGTCGGCCCGTCACAGCCTTTGACGAGGCAGACCCTGTCTGCACGAACGGGCCGCTCGGGGCCGAAGATCCGGTTCAGGTTGGCCGCCAGGTTGGCTTGGGCTTCCTCGGCGCTAAGGCCGAAGCCGCTGCTCCTCCTCTCCGGCTCCGAGTCGACCATCCCCAGCTCGCGTTCCAGGTAGGCGATCCGCGCGTAGTTCGGGCGGGGCTTCGGCGCCGGCCCGTGGACCATTCGCTCCCATGTCAGCGTCAGCCAACGGAGCCACAGCGAAGCGCCCGGTCGAGTGCCGACCGTCACGCAGGCCATGAGGTACGCGAACTCCAGCACGAGCACGGGGATCAAGAGCGGCGGCATCAGGTCTCCTCGGCTACAGCTGACCGCGATACAGGGTGTCCAGCTCATCATCCAGGGCCAGCAGTTCGGGGTGCCCGTCGAACGTCATGACGTCCTGGACGCTTCTCATGGCGACCATGAACTGGTCCATGGTCTGACGCAGTTGCGCCAGCCTGGCCGTCACGGCCTCCATGTCTTTCTGGAACTCGCTCGGCTCGGCCATGGCGTCCTCCTCGGGGTGTGGCTCCAGTGTGGCAGGGCGGTCGGACGGGCGTCGGTCAGCTACATCGTCGGATCGGCGACGACGCCCAGGCTGATCAGTCGGTACGTCATCACCGCCTCACTCACCTCGAAGCGCGCAGCCATGAGCGTCATCAGCTGGCTGGCGGTACTAAATTGGGCTTCGGCCGCTGCCCGTCGGACCTGCGTCTCCGGCGCCAGGAGAGCCGCCGCAAAGCGGTTCGCCTCGGCCTCTTCGCGGTCCGACGCCATGCTCGACACCGCGCCCCTCAGGGCGCCGCGCGTGTCTATGCAGAGGATGAGCGGGCGTCGCCGGTGCAGACGCAGATGCCCGAGCGCGTGTGCCATCGAGAAGCGTCGCCGGGCCGGCGGATGCTGACCGTTCACACCGATAACCTGCTCGCCGTCGCGGCGCAGCAGCATGCCGGAGACATCGGCCGGCATGTCCTGGTGCACGACGAGCGCGCCCAGCTTTTCGGTAAGTCGCAGCAGGTCGACGGGCGCTGTACCGATGTCGAACTCAGAGAGCAGCGCGCGGGCTGTCGCGTCGGAACGGGCCACTACATCTCCTTAGGTACTGCCCCACCAGCACGAGCGCCGGGATCAAGACCGGCGGCATCAGGCCTCCTCGGGGTGTGGCTCCAGTGTGGCGCGCGGTCAGGCTGGCAGGTTGGAGTCGCCGACGCGGGCTAGATATCCGGCGAGTTGCTCGATGACGTCGCGGTGGGCCTGGTCGCCGGGGCTCGGGGTACGAATGCCGCGGCGGCTCGACGTGAGTCTCGCGCCGTAGAGGACCGCCTCCTCCTCGCACCACTCGCCAAGCTCACGGCAGACCGCCTGGGCCACTTCCTCTCGGGTTGCGCCCGGCCCGGCTGCGCGAGCGGCTGCGTATACGCGTTGCGTCAGGTCTCCCTGCACGGGTCCTCCTCAGTTGATAGTCAGCGCATAACGTTCCCTTAAGCGGTGGCCTGCTCCTGCTGCGCCTGCCAGTCGAGCCGCAGGTTCAGCGCTTCAGAACACAGGTCATCGAAGCGGTGCCGCGCGCGGGCCAAGGCCTGCCGTGCGTCCTCGATGTCATCCGCCAACATGCGCTGCTGGGCCTCGTACTCGTCCTTCGTCACGGGTCCTCCTGAGGGTTGAGCCGCTCGGCGAGTCCGGCGGCGAGGGTGTACGCGGGGTGGTTGTCGAGCTGGCGTCGGCGCCGGTTGTACCTCTGGGTGGTCCGACTGTCGCTGTGTCCGGCGGCGTCTTGGACGTCCTGGAGCGGGACTTTGGCGTCGAGGCTGTCGGTGATGAAGGCGTGCCGCAGCATGTGGGGCTTCATCGTGGCGGCTTGCGGGATGTCGGCGTGGCGGGCGAGGACGCGGAGGTGGGTCCAGACCTGGGGTTGGGTCCAGCGGGCGCCGGTCTCGGTGGTGAACAGCGGCCCTTCGGTCCGGCCGGCGAGGTAGGTGACGAGCGCGTCGTAGGCGAGCGGGGGCAGCGGGACCCGCTTGCGCTTCCCGCCCTTGAGTCGAAGGGGCAGAGTGTGGTGGCCGCGGTCGTAGCCAAGCTGGTCGGCGTCGAGGGCGAGGACTTCGTCGATGCGGGGGCCGAGGAGGTAGAGGAGCGCGACGAGGGCGTAGGAGCGGGGCGCCCAGTCGCGCGCGGTGGAGATGAGCTTCTCGGTCTCGGCGGGGAGCATGCCCTCGGTCGGCGAGTAGTCGGCGTCGATGCGAGGTCGGTCGACGCTGGCGAAAGGGTCGGCGGGGATGGCTTCGACGCGGACGGCGTAGGTATAGAAACTGCCGGCGGCGGCGAGGGCTTGGGCGACGGCGGGCGGGGAGAGCAGGGTGCCCGCCTTCCGGCCGGGCTGCTGGGCGAGGTGGTTGGCGTAGGCGTCGGCGAGCGGCAGCCGGGCTTGGAGCGGGTGGATCCCGGCCGCGCGGGCGTACTCCTCCCACCGCTTGAACGCCCGGCTGTAAGCGATCCGGGTGTGGCGGGAACGGGCGCGAGCGATCCAGGCCCCGGCGATGGTGGGGAGCGGCTCGTCGTAGAGCGCGGCAAGGTGGTCGCGGAGGGCGCGGCCTTCGGCAGGCCAGTCGTCGCGGGGGTCATGGCGGTCAGTCGACAGCTCTACCGACGGGCGCGGAACGAGAGCGGCAGAGTCGGTCACTCCTGCGCCTCAGGGTCAATAAGGTCGGCGGCGGCGTACACCGCCATCTGCGGGTCTGTGAATCCCTCGGCTTCCGCTCCCCAGTTCCGCTGCTTCACTGCGAGTTCGTGAGCGTGCTTGGCGAGTGCGGCCAACACGACCCGCTCATCCTCGGCTGCCGACTGATCGCGGCGACGAGTGACAAGTGCGGTCATCAGGTCCTGGTAGGCGCTCATTCTGCAGAGTCTCCTCAGTATGGGATAACTGTCATTATTCACTAGTAGGTTGGTCGATGTCAGCCCTTCCGTGAAGACCATCCCGAGGGACGCAGAAGCCCTCACCGCAGAGCAGATGGGGGCAAGCGTTCGATATGGCATCTTATCTGGGCTCAACTGCCGTGCTGAGCACAGCAGAATGCCCCCCACCGCCGAAGCGGTGGGGGGCCACGATTCACCCGGAACCCATCTCCGGGCTGTCTGCGATCCAGGCGCTACAGGGGCAGGGCGTGCACTGGCCCATCCCATCCGCGGCCTGTCGTCGGGGTAGCGTCCGGCGATCAACCCGGGCGCCCCTCACCAGACGTGAGGTTCCCATCGAGTGTACGCCCGACGACGCCCTTCTCGGCGGAGTCCCCGAGCATCCATCGGGTGATCGCCTCGACCATGGCCGGGTCGAGCTTGGCGAGCGCCGCGATGGCCTGCTCGTCCGCGCCGGCCGCGGGGATCCCTGCTTCGGCGAGAGCTTCCGTCAGTGCCGCGGCGTTGGCGGCTTCCTCTGCGGGCGGGTCGGGCGGTAGCTCGGTCGGCGGCTGCGGCTGCTCGTCGACCACACCCATGTCGATGAGGCTGCTGATGTCCGCGAGAAGCGGCCTCGTCTGCTGAGGCACCGGCTCCGGGTCGTCGTCCACGCCTACACCCCCGTCCGGTTGTACTCCTCGACCAGCGCGTGGGGTTCCGGCGGCCGGCCCACCGGGTTCTTCGCCCACCGATACAGCTCGTCCACCGTCCAGCTGAAGCCCCGGAGGAGGGCCTCCAGCCGGTACACCCGGCCGCGCAGGGAACCGTTCTCCTCGTCGACCCGTGTCACCGTGGCTTCCAGCACGGCCAGGTTCGCGGCCTGCTGTACCGGTGCCGACGCGGCGCGGGCCGCCGCCTCGTTCGCCTGCGCGGTGGCGCGTTGCGCGTCCGCCGTCACCTGTGCCGCCCGGATCGTGGCCCGCGCGACGAACCAGCCGCCCCCTCCGAGCACACTGCCTGACGCGCCGATCACGGCCGCCCATTCGCCGACGTTCATCCGCCCTCAGCTCTCCGGGCCCGGCGCGGGGCGGCCGGTACTTCGTACTCGGGCACCGTGCTGGCCCACAGGATCACCCCCACGTGGGAGGTGAGGTACCAAGCGGCAACCCAGGCGCCGCGGGAGTACTCCCCGCCGATGACGGCGAAGAGGTATGCGATCGCCCACACGGCCGGCGGAACCAGTGCGGCGATGAAGCCCCAGCGGTCGCGTCCGATCTTCAGGAACGCGCTCGCGGAGGTGATGAGGCCGGCGAGGATCCACAGCCATGCCCAGTGCTCGATGTCGCACCAGCGGGTGAGGAGCTGCAGGCCTTGCGTGTCGGGCGGGTCCACGATGAAGGAGACGCCCCAACACGTCTTGCCGATGCCCAGGATGAGGAGGAAGGCGCCGCGGCGGCCCATTTGACGGCTGGCCCGCCCGACCGCACGGCACCGCATCTACACGCTCCGGACCGGCGCCACCGCGACGGCAGGCACCGGGGCGGTGATCTGCGTGCGGTCCCACATGGCGACGATCGCGGCTGCGGCTGCGAGGACGACGGCCTGCTGCTCGGCCGACCAGTCGAGTCCGAAGCCGATCGCGAGTGCGAGGACGGCCTGCGCGAAACCGAGGACGGCGGCGCCGATCGCGTCGTGTGCGACGACGGCGAGGACGAGTCCGACGAGCGCTGCGGCGACCGCGTTGATGACGGCCTGCTGGTCGGCAGACACGTCCATGCCGAAGGCGGCGAGGAGCTTGACGATGATGGCGACAAGGCCGAGCCAGAGCGCCGGTTCACGATTCCATATGCGGTTCATTCGAGTGCCTTTCTAGGTAGGCGACGGCGGCGGTGAGTATGTCCAGATCCTCTTTGGCGTGCCCCAGGAGTGCGTTGCATTGGAGACAGAGCAGAGCGCGTACCGCCCCAGTGGCATGGTTGTGATCGACGTGGAACCGGCTGGGGTTGGAGTCCGACCGACATATGGCGCAGCGCCCCTCTTGCCGGGCAAGCATTGCCTCGACGTCCGCCACGCCGATTCCGTACTTCTGGCGGAGCTTCAGCTCCCTGTTGCGTCGCTTCCGTTCGGGCGTTGCGTTGCCGCGGCGTGAGGCTTCCGAGCGACAGGACTTGCATCGGCTTTCGAGGCCGTCGTGCCGAGTGGGGCGCCTGTAGTACTCATCAGTAGGCTTGATGGCGTTGCACTCGCAGCACCGCTTCAAGCCCTCGGCCCGAAGTCCCTCGCACTCGGCACAGCTCCGACGGGCCTGCCCAAACGAGGCGATCGGTAGGGTGCGCATGCAGGTTCGGCAACGCTTCGAGTCGGGGTCCGCCCTCTTGCGGGTGTTACTCGCCACCGAGTTGCACTGTGGTGAGCATCGCTTTTGCCAGGTGGTATTCGGCGCGAAGCCAGCCCGGCAGACATCGCAAGTGCGTTGCTCGGCGACCATCCGGGCGGGCATGTCAGGCCTGGAGTCGGGCGGCGAGCTTGACGGCCACCTTCTCGGCAACCGCCTCAGCGAGGACCGGCGACGCGGCGACCTTGTCGGCGATGGCCGTGACCTGCTCAGGGGTGAGCTGGCCCGTCTGGAGTGCCCCGACCTTGGTGGCGATCTCGGCCAGCTTGGAGTTCTGGCCGGCATGGACAGAGTCCATCCAGCCGACGGCCGCACCGGTGCGGACCGGGTTGCCGCTGGGCGGGCCCTGCTCCTGGTGAGACCAGACGGCGGCGGCGACCTTCGCAAGGTCGTCTGCGGTGAGCGGCATGTCTTCCTCCGTGGGAGCGGTCTGACCGTTGGCCCGAGCGACGATGCCCGGGAAGATGATGTTCTTGAACTGGGCGACCCGCGCGTCACCAGGGCAGGCCGTGCCCGACACAGCCCAGTCGGCGTGGAGTCGGTGGTAGCCGTAACCCGGGTCGGATGCGGTCCGGCAGATCCGCAGCGGGATGCCGTGCGTCTGGTGCAGCCACACGCCGAGCCGGATAAGGCCTTCGACCTGCGCGTCCGTCCACGGATCGCTGTGGTTGTCGTTGGATGCGGTCTCGATGGACACCGCGCCGGTTCCGTCAGCCCGCAGGTTGGCCCGGTAGTTCGCGTCTGCGCGAGTCTGGGTGCCGATGTACTGGGCGATGCTGCCGTCGTAGGACTGGCCGAAGTGGGACTCAAGGTTGGTGCTTTGGTCCCAGTATTCGTAGGTCCGCTCCTTGGTCCACGTCGCGGCGATCGAGTGGAGGATGAACTGCGTCGCCCGGATGGCAGGCTGGCTGTCACTCTCCGGCTGCAGCTCCATCTTGGTGGCGCCGGGATACCAGGCCATGGTCACACCGGCCATTCGAGTTCGGTCTCGGCGGTCGCCGCGCGCTTGATCGCGGTGATGCTGCAGTCGAGGTCGGCGGCGAGGGCCTGCGCGAACTCCCACAGCCTCGCCTCGAACTCGGGGGTCGCGACGTTCGGAGTCTCCGGGGTGCCGATCACGAACGGGATCCCGCCGGTGTCGCTGCTCCACAGCAGGATCCGGTAGACAGACCCGCCCTGCTCAAGGGTGGGAAGTGTGGCCATGACGTACTCCTGGACGTGAGGAAGCCCCGGTCGCGGCCGGGGCGGGCGGGGATTAGGCGGTGGCGGTCGAGACGCGTTGGACACCGAGGGTCACGGCGACGCCGAGGATCGTCGAGCCGGAGGCCTGGTTGTAGTAGACCTCGAGGTACTGGCCGCCGGCCGTGGCGACGACGCTGCCGGATGCGGTGGCCGCCGCGTTGCCGGTGGAGCCGTGGGTGATGCTGTAGCGGGCGTTGGTCGTCGTGCCGTTGAGGCGGATCTCCGCGCGGCCGTCTGCGCTGCCAAGGCCGCCGGGCCAGAGGATCGTCCCGTTGACGACGTAGGTGCCCGCGGTGGGCAGGACCAGCCTGGTCGGGTTGCCGACGGCCCACATGCCGCTGCGGTTGGAGGACTTGAGGCCCGTGAAGGTGACCGCGAAGTAGTTGGCCGCGTGAGACGTGAAGGAGTGTGAGTCCGTGTACGCCTGCCCCTGCGGCGGTTCCATGGACTGCCAGGCGCTGCCGTCGTAGTAGTCGAAGCGGTCGACGTCGGCCAGCCAGGAGATCATTCCCTCGACGGGCGCGTGGGTGCCGACCATCGTCGCCGTGCGAACGCTTGCCGAGGCGAACCTGAGAATCGACCGGGCCAGGATCGGCTCGGCGATGCTCATGGCCAGGGTCTCGGCGTCCGGCGCGTCGGTGCGGACGGCGATGGACACGCTCTGGCCGTAGCCGTCGGTGGTGGGCATGCGGCCTCCTAGGCGATCTGGTAGGTGATGTCGAGGCTCATGTAGTCGCCGTTTCCCCAGGTGAAAGGCCGGGCGGAGTTCCACTCGCCGGTGGTTCCGCCGGTGGCCACGGCTGGACTCAGGCACATGACGTGCTGCGCGGCGGACTGGATACGCGAAGATCCGGAGTAGTAGGCGGCTGCCGCGTCGGTGGCGATCGTGCTGCCCGTCCACGCGAAGTTCGCGTTGGCCAGGGTGGCCGCGGTGAAGGGCAACAACCACCGGTACTGACCAGTGCCGTAGGTGGTGGTGGAACCGGCGATCATGCGAATGCTGACGTGACACTCGTCGCCGCGAAGGGTGTACTGCCCAGACAGCGTCCCGTTGCCGAGGGCCGGTGCGGTGCCGGTCGTGGACCAGGTGGGGACATAGGTGGTCCAGCCGGATCCGTCGCCCGCGCCGAGCCGGCCGTTACAGAGGATCTGTCCGGCGCTCGACCAGGAGATGACGACCAGGTCCCCTATCTCCGGGCCGACGTAGCTCTCCATGCGGCGGGCGACCGTGCCATCGGACATGGTGACCGTGCCGCTTCCCCCCACAGAGGCGACGGTGGCGAGCCGCCAGTCGGAGCGGGATTGCGCGGCGGCCGATTCGGCCTGACCCCGGAAGGAGTCGGCGATTTCGGCGACGAAGATCCGCGTCTGGGCCGTGCTCACGAGTCCTCCTTCGCGGAGATCGTGTGCAGCCCGAAGTCGCCGCCGACCTCCAACGAGATGCTGAAAGAGGCGACCTGGTGGATCTCCTTGAGGCCGTCCGGGTAGAGGGCGCGGATGATGTCGCCAGGCTCCAGCGCCGGGTTGGGAAGGGAGGAGATGTCCGCGGAGGCGTTCGGGGCCTGGGCCGCGCGCAGCTTGAGTGTGGCGGCGGCCGTGCACTGCCCGACCGTGATCAGCGCCGAGGAGCTGTAGAAGGCCGGCCGGTGACCGAACGGACCGCTCCAGTAAGTGGGGCTGTCCGGGTCGCTGTCGACGACGAGCGACGACACCGGCGCCACGCCCGCCTCCGCGTTCTCACCGTGAGCCAAGACCCCGTTGCGGACACCGTCGAGGGACATGCCGCGGTCAGCGGAGATGTACACGCCGCCCTCACCGGCGGCGATCGTCCACACCGGTTCGACCGTCGCCGGATCCGGGAGCTCGGCAATCCGGAAGGTCCCGTCGGCGTCGCAGTAGCATTCGGCGCCCATCACGGCCGCGATCTCCACGACGGCCGCCCACGGGTCGGCGGCGACGTCCCAGGTGCGGGCGCCGATCGGTGCGTCGATCGCCGTGGAGATGATCTCGGCGGTGGGGAGGGTGCGTTGGATCAGGGCGGTGATCGCCGTGACGGCCTGGCCCGTAGCGCGATACGGGGCCACGAAGGCATCGTCGGCGATCGCCGCCTCCAGGCTTTTCCCTGGATCGTCGCCGGCCCTTCATCGACGTCACCGCCGATGGAGTCGACGCGGAAGATCCCGAGGGGAACCAGCTCCCGGACGCCGTCGCTGTATTGGACGCCGCGACTGATCCGCATCGTCGCCCCGTACAGGGCGGCCTTGTCGCCAGCCGAGGTGGGGATGATGGACGGATCGGCGACGCTCACCGTGCAGGTGCGCCTCGCCGCCGACTTGCGGTCGACAGTGACCGAGCCGCCCGTGTGCTCCAGGGTCTGCACCAGCCCGTCCGCCCGGTACAGGACCACCTCCGTGACCGGGCTGTGGTCAGAGGCGAGGGTCTCCAGGAAGCGGGCACTGACCGGATACAAGGTCACCCCCCGATCGGATTGTTGAGGCGCACGTCTTCCCAGGTGGCGTACTTGGCGAGGACGTCGGCCCAGGTCGCGTTCTCCGAGAGAATGTCCTGCCAGGTGCGGCCCGCGGATCCGGCGACACCGACACTCGTCGGCATGTCCGCCTGCTTCATCGGCAGGGACCAAGTGCGCCACGGGTCACTGACGATGGCCTCACCGCGGTCCTCGCTGACGGCGCCGACGTTGACGTACATGTCGTCCACGCCGAGTCCTGGACTGGCCTGCCAGAGGAGGACGGACCCGGAGTCGAGGAGCCGGTGCAGCGACTCCCGCTCCTCGTCGGTCTGCGTGAAGACGGTCAGGTCGCCCTCGAGGCCGCCGCGCACGTCGGAGAGTACGACCGAGTTGCGGCGCCCGCGGACCTTGTACTCGGCCTGTGGAACGGGCCGCTGCCAGACTGGCGCGCGCGCGACCATCAGCAGCATGTTCCGCTGCGGTCGGCCAGGGTCCTTGAGCCACGCGTAGTTCGAGTCGCCTGCGGTGATGGTGACGGTGGCGCTGGTCCTGGACTCCGGCGTCGTCCCGCCAGGCGGCAGAATCTCGACGTAGTAGTAGACCGGCACGCCGAGAGGCGCCTCCGCGTCCTCGATGACGAGCTGATCGGCGGCGATGACGTCCCCGTCGATCAGGCCGGTCGAGCCCCGGACGAGGGTCCGCGCGCCACCGGTGAGGACCCGCCACACGGTCAGCGTGTAGCCAACCGTCAGCTCCCGCAGCGTGACGGTGACGCTAGCGCTGGAGTCGACGACGACCGCGTCGATCAGCGACTGCGCCTGCCACAGCGCGACCTGATCAATCCGCAGCGCGGAGGTCGTGGCCGTCGCCGTGAGGGACAGCTCGACCGCCGCCTGCGTCGCGCCCGCGGGCGCGGTAACGCTGTTGGTGAGCGACCACCAGTCCGGCGTCGGCGCCGTCGCGGACCCGGACGACGTGAGACCCAGGTCGACGTTCGCAGCGTCGTACCAGCGGATGCTGCGGTTGATCGTCCAGCCGCCCGCGCTCACGTTCTCTGCCAGCTGCAGGCGGTAGCTGAGTCCGGCCGCGGCGCCTACGGCGTACTTGGCGCTGCGGATCACACTCGTGGTGGCCGTCGCCGAGGACACCGTCAGCGCGTAGGAGCCGTCCACGGCATAGGTGCCCCACGGCGTGGACCGGGCCAGGGTGGCCACACCGGAGACGACCGTCCACGCACCTTGATCCTTCTCGAACGAGGCATCGGCGTAGGGCAGCACGGACCCGGCGCGGATGACGGGAGCGGTCGCGATGACCGCCCCGTCGACCCGCATGACCTGCGCCGCAGTACCGGACGTGATGCCGGCCGCGAGCGTGGCATACGCCGTCGTCGCCGGCGCCACGGCTGAGACGCGCTGCTGATAGAAGCCGGTGCCCGGCGCAGCAAGGTTGCTCCGGGTCGCACTGAGGAGGCTGTTCGCGGCGGTGTAGAACCGCAGCTCCACCCAGACGGTGCTGCCGCTGGTCGGTGGGTTGAGGTAGCAGTAACCGATGTACTCCGTGCCGGCCGTCGCGGACGGCGTCTCGGTGATCTTCGCCGAGGCGTTGCCGTTGGCCGTCACCGTGATGGCCAGGGTCTGGCCGCCGACGAGGTAGTTGTCGACGGGCCACGACACCATCGGCGCCTGGCGGGCGATCGAGCAGTTGGTCTCGGCGACCCACTTCAGGGTGGCGTTCTCGATGGTCTCCGCGTCGGCCGACAGGAGGTTGCCGGTCGTGCGCATCGGGACGCCCAGGTAGACGTTCTCGAAGTGGTTGATCACGCCGCCTGCCAGCGGTGACGCGCTAACCAGTACTTGGCACTTCGCGGCCGTGGCCGGCGCAACACCAGCCACGGAGATCCGGTGCCATGTCGCCGAAGCCGTCGCGGTCGTCAGCGACCAGGTGACGCTGACCTCGGAGCCACCCGAGGTCAGCCACCTGATGCCGATCCGTTCCGCCACCGTCGCACCCGAAGCGTCAGCGAAGACCTGGTACTCCTGGCCTGCGATGATCGTGTACGAGGCGGCGGTGCGAGCCTGCATCTCCCCTGACGCGGTGCTGGCCAGCCGCAAGGTGCCGTCGCCGTTCCGGCCGCCGGTGCCTTTGCTGATCGTGCAGTTCAGCTTGGCCGTCCACCCCGACGTGTTGGGATCAACGGACTCCGTGACCGTGGACAAGTAGTTCCCGGGGATCGCCATTCGCTACACCCCGTTTCGTCCAGCGCGTGTCGCCTGAAGCTGCTGACGGCCGATGTCGATGATTCGGCGGTCGGCCCGGCCGTCGACATAGGCGCGGAGTGTCGGTCCGTCCTGGACCACCAGCGTCACCTCCTGCCCGGGGGCGAAGCCGCCGCCTGCAGCGAGCGACGAGACGGCCTGCCACTGCGGTCCGGTGAGGATGGCTTCGGGCCGCCCGGTCTTGTTGACTGCGGCGGTGACGCCTGGCTGAAGCCAGCCGCCGGAGTCGTATCCACCCGCGCGGTCGTAGGCTGCGGGGAGGCTGCCGTACCGGTCGAGGGCGTACCTCATGGACGCGTAGATGTTGGCCAGCGGGTCGTAGATTCCCCGCGAACGCAGAGGTCCCGCATATGCGTTGAAGGTGCTAGCGATGGTCTGCATCAAGCCTCTACTGGGGTCGCCAGCCAGGGCGTTCGAGTCCCAGTTGTTGATGGCAAACGGATTGCCGCCCGACTCCTGGTTCATTCGGCGGAGGGTGGTGGCGAGCATGCTCGCGGGCTGGCCGACCATCTGAAGCGCCTGCAGCACGACGGGTGTCCAGCGCTGTACGCCGGAGCCGCCGATGTCACCGCCGCCGAAGGAGCCAATGAGCCCGGTGATCTTCTCCTTGAGGGAGGACAACACCTTGGTGGGGATGCCGGCGATCAGCTTGCCCCAGCCGGTGCCGGAGATGCTGGCGATCTTGTCGCGGATGAATCCGGTGGCTGCCTGCCAGGCCTTGCCGGGGTTGGTGATCAGGTCGGTCATGTCGCCGAAGAAGTCACCGACCGAGCCGGCGGCTCCCTTCAGCCAGCCCACGACACCGCCGTCCTTGTACCGCTGGACGGGACCTCCGGCCGCGAAGCCGGGGAGGGTGCCGTAGCGGTTCAGGTAGTCGAGGGTTCCGAAGCCCAACTTGCGAGCGGAGTCGCGGCGGATGACGTACTCGTCCGCCATCATCAGGGCGGGGATGGAGTCCTTGCCCGGAACGCCGCCGCTGGTCCGGCCGCCGCCGGCGAACTTCACGGGGTCAAGCTTGCCCGCGCCGGTGAAGTCGGCGACGGTGTTCCATACCTTGCGGATGCCGTTGTTGTAGATGGTGTCGATGATGAACTGGACGGGTTTGCGCGTGATTTCGCGCAGCCGCTCCCACACGCGCCCGATGTAGCCGACCCCGGCATCGAAGGAGTCGCCCACAGCGTCGACGCCGCGCGAGATCCAGTCGAAGGCCGGCTTGATCGCCTTGTCCCAGACCCAACGAATGGCCGCTCCGAGGCCATCCCAGGCCGGCTTGATGGCCTCCTTCCACAGCCACGTGGCTGCGGCGCCCAGGCCCTTCGTGCCGAGGATGAAAAGGTCGAACAGTGGCTTGACCACGACGCGCCACATCCACTCGGCGCCTGCGCCGATGCCCTTGAAAGCGGGCTGGATCGCGTTCCGCCACAGCCAGGAGAAGACATCCCCCAGCCATCGAACGCCTGCCATGATGCCGTCGAAGGCGGGCTTCAGGGCGGAGTTCCACAGCCACACGGCACCTGCGGCGATGCCCTCGAACGCGGGTTGAATGGCTGCCTTCCACAGCCACATCGCGAGCGCGCCGAAGATCTTGAAGATGAAGAACATCGGCAGGAACACCAGCGTCAGGACGATCGTCAGCAGCACCTGGGCTGCCGCGCCGATGCCGCTGAACACCGGCTCAAGGATCGTCTTCCACAGCCATGTCGCCGCGTCGCCGATCGCGCGGAGCCCGACCATGAAGCCGTCGATGAGGGGCTTGATGCCTTTCTCCCACACCCAGATGGCAGCCGTCTGGATTGCCTGCCAGGTCGCCGTCACGATGTTGCGGAACGTCTCGGACTTCTTGTAGGCGATGACGAGCGCGGCACCCAAGGCGACGAGCGCGATCACGATGAGGGTGATCGGGTTGAGAGCCATGACCGCGTTGAGCAGGGCCTGCGCCGCAGTGAATCCGGATGTCACCGCTGTGCCGAGCAGGATCGCCGCACGGTAGATCGAGAAGACCGCGGTGACGGCCGCGGTCGCGATGGCCTGCGCGTTGAGTGCGAGGGTCAGGCCGCCGACGAGGATCGCTGCCGGGATCAGCCAGACGCCCCACTCCCGCAGCCAGTCGATGACCGCCGTGCCCGCGGCGTAGAGATCTCGCAGGGCAGGCATGAGTACGGCCGCGACCGCACTGGCCACGGCGCGAATGGGGGGCAGCAGATCGGAGTTGAAGGCCTTCGCCACCCGCAGCACCAGGGGCAGGACTTCGGCGGTGATGTAGTCGACGAACCCCTGCTTGATCGTGCGGACGAACACCTCGAACTCATGGGCGGGCCCAGAGTGGATGGTTGCTCCGAGCTCGGCCGCCGCGCCTGTCACCTTGCCGAACCCGTCGATCGCGCCGTTCGGATCGAGCGCGAAGAGCGCGTTGCCGAGGTCCTCGGCCTGCGTGCCGAAGAGGCCGACCGCAGCGGCGTTCTGGTCGACGGGGTCCTTGATCGCGCGCAGCTTGTCGAGGACCGTCTGTAGTCCCTCGCCGGCAGTGTCGCCCCCCTTGGCGATCTGCAGGGACATCTTCTCGGCGTCCAGCCCGAGGGCTTCGTATGCCGCTTGCGAGGACTCCGACATGTCGATCGCGCGGATGCCGAACTCCTTGAAGGCGTCGGCAATGATGTCGGTGTCACGGGCGCCTGCGGCGATGCCCTGCTGGAACAGACCGAGGGCTTCCTCGCCGTCGATGCCCAGCTTCTTGAACTGGATGCTGTACTCCTGGAAGGTCTCCAGAAGGTCCTCAGCGTTGGGGCCCAGCTTCTGGAAGCCGACCGTGATCAGGTCGAGAGCGTCCTCCGCCGACGGTGCGATCCCGTTCTTGAACATGGCTGCGACGGCCTGCGTCTGCAGCTCCATGTCCAGGCCGAACGTCGTTGCGACGTCGGACATCTTCGCGGACAGGGATTCGAGTTGCGCGTTCGTCGCGTCAGGCGTGACGAGGCCCGCATTGACCACAGCGCGGATGGCGTCCGCGCCCTCCTGGAACGACTCGGTGATCCCCTTGCTGTACAGCTTCCCTGCGATCTCGCCGTACCGGCCGGCGTCCTTGCCGGTCGCGCCGAGCTGAGCCTGCAGGGTGGAGGTGATGTTGGCCTGCTCGATCGCCTCGGTGATGCCCGCGACGAGGATCGCCCCCGCCGCGACACCGGCCGCGGCGACTCCGACGAGGAGCTTCTCCTTGAGGCTGCTGCCGGCCGCGGCGCCGGCGTCTTCGCCCGCGTCCTCGGCCGGCCCTTCGAGCTGGCTGCGCAGTTCGTTGGCGATGCCGCGCACGGAGGGGATGATTTGGATGGTTGCGTAGCCGACGTTCGGCACAGGCCACCCCCTTCGCGACGGGTTGGGTCAGGCGATGCGGCCTTCGGCGATGGCTTGCTGGCGTTCGCGCTTGCGCTCGCGCGCGGCATCCAGGCGCTCGACGCGGTCGGCCTTGTCCTCTTCGGACTTGGTGGAGGTGAGCCACCAGCGGGGATAGGGCTTGGGCACCTTGGGCGCCTTGGCTTTCTCCGGCGTGTTCACCTTCTGGAGCGTCCAGGTGAGCTGCCGGACAGCGTCGTACACGTCGGCCAGAAGTAGCTGCTCGCCTGTGGGTTCGGGCCTGCCGTCGTTGAGAATGCTGCGGATCCGCGCCTGCGACGACAGCCCTTGCACGTAGGTTGCGAGTTCGCGCCAGGTCATGTCCCCGGTGTGGAGATCGCGCAGGCGGACGCCGTACTCGCTGCGCAGGTCCGCTTCAAGCGCTCGGCCATGCCTCCGTATCAGGAACCGGAGGCCTCGGATTCCCCCGGCTTGAGACCCGAGTGCGCCTGCCACGCCTTGAACAAGCTCATCAGCTTGTGCTGCGGCATGGGCACTTCGCGGAAGTCCTCCCACTGGTCACCGAGGGCGAGCTTGATGCTTGCCACCACGACGCCAACGTCACCGGACTCTGCGGCCTCGATGGCGTCCCATGCGTTGAGTTCCTGCATGTGAGTGAACTCGAAGCGTCGCCCGCCGAAGTGGACACGGAAGGGGCGCAGCTCGACCTCGGCTTGGACGGTGTCGAGGTTGAAGTCAAACGGCTGGTCGTCAGGGGTGGTCTTCGCGGTTCGGGCGGTCATGTCACTTCTCGCTTTCGGGTCGCGGTTCGGGGCGGATGACCTGCACGTTCGCGGCCATCAGCGTCAGGCGGACGGTGCTCACCCCGTCGGGATTGAGACCGATATCCATGGGTTGCGCGGCGACCAGCCAGGGGAACGGGTCGCCGTCGATGAGGATTTGGCCGCCCGGTTGAATGACGACCTCCTGGGCCAGCTCGGGCTCTGCATCCGAGACGTTCCTCTGCTGGCGATCGGCTTCAACGAGCGTCGCAATTACCTGGCTGCGGCAGTTTCGAGGCAGTTCTTGAGACTGGTAGATGAGCCCCATGTGAACGGCCTGCGCATGGATCTGCTCGTCGGTGTACTTGATTGGCATGACTCTCCTGTCGCGGTTCGGGTGGTGCACCGGGGCGCGGGCGAACCGCGACGAAGGACCACGCCCCGGCGATTGTCAGGTGACCGTGACGGCGCAGGTATCGACCTCGCCGAGGTAGTTGGCGGTCACTGTGGAGGAGCCGGGATCGACACCCGTCACGAAGCCAGCGGAGACTGTGGCCTTCGCCGGAGCCGAGGAGGTCCAGGTGGCAAGGGCGGTCACGTTCGCCGTGGTGGCATCGCTGTACGTGGCCGTCGCAGTCAGGGATCCGATCGCCCCGTCGGCCACCGACAGGGTCGTGGGGATCGAGATGCTCACCAGCGTGGGCGTGGTCTGCCGGTCGAAGAGGTCGCCGTCCGAGGTGGGGAAGATCGTTGCCACGAAGGTGGCCGACTCCAGGTCGGTTTCGTTCTCGCCGTGGTCCCCGTCGAGGCTGATCTCCGCGTACTGCGACGTGATCAGTCGGCGGACCTTCTCGCCTTCGCGGGTCTCGAATGCGACAAGGACGCGCGCCGGTCGCGGGATCTTGATCTTCGTGGGGGTGCTGCCCGGCCACAGCAGCGCGAACGTCGTGTCGTTGTCCTCGAGCGCGGTGAACGACTTGGTCAGCTTGAAGTGGTTGCGGCTGGTCTTGACGAGCATGCCGCCCCACGCGTACTTGTCGTCGGTGTCTTCGTCGCGGGACTCGGGGAATCCGTCGTCTCCGTCGAGGAGGCCGACGAGATCCCAGTCCACACCGAACGGAGTGTCTGCGTCAGCGGGCAGGGTCGCGGAGAGGTTGGTCGAGATGTAGACGTCCGCGTCCGTCCACAAATTTGCCTTCAGCGGGTCGCCGGCCACGGCGTCCTCCTTCATTGGGTAAGGGGTTGTCGTCGCGGTTCGGCGGCGGGTCAGGCGCTGAGCACCTGCGGCTTGACGCTGGCGAGGACGGTGAACGTGCTCAGGTCGATCCCGGAGGCCGCACGTTCGGCGCCCTCGTCGACAGCGGGGATCGGACCGGTGCCAGGGCGGACGCCCCGAATGACGGGCCCGGAGTGCACCAGCAGCAAGCCCTGGCATAGCATCGCCAGGTCGTGCGCCTGGTCCGGGTCCTTGTGCCACACGGTGACGCGCAGCGTGCAACGCGCATTGGCCATCGAGGAGTGCGGGAAGTCGGCGTCCTTGCGGACCATGACGTAGGGCAGGTGCGGGGTCTCCGGCGACCGGTCGCCCGGCACCCGGGTGCCGACCGCGACGTCATCCGTGTACGGCTCCGACCTGCCGGCGAGGGCAGCCCGCAGCACGGTCGCCCCCGCGGCCTGCACGTCCCCGAAGACGACGAGCGGCTTCATTGCTGCCAGGCCTTCACCTCGAGGCCGGCCGCTGCCGCCGCCCTGGTGAGGACTCCGTCGCGCGCCTGCCATGCCATGCCGCGAATGTCGAGGATGGTGATCGACGCGGCGCCGCGGTCGGTGCGGTACTTCCGCAGGCTGACCTGCGTACCGGACGGGAGGGCGTCCGTGACGCGCGCGAGAATGTCCTCCGCTGCCCCATCGACCAGGGTGCGGACATCCTCGCCGCGGAGGAGCTCCCGGATCCCGGCCGAGTCGAGCTGCAGATCAAGCAGGCGGCCCATGGCTCCCCCTTCTCCACGTCAGGATTCGTCATCCAGCGCGCGCCACTGGGCGATGGTGAGTACGGGTTCGGGCTCACCTGTTTGATTGACGGCCTCCACACACACGGGCAGCAGATAGCCGCCGTCGCTCCAGTAGTCCTCGGGCACAGCAGCTCCTATCCCGTCGAGCGCTTCATCTCGAATTCGATGTGGTGGACGGCATCGACAAAGAGGGCCGGCCAGCGGGCGACTTCGCCGTCGACTTCGAGAGTCATGCCGTCCCACTCGATGCGATCGTCCGCGCGGATGTCGGGGTTGGTGCCCTCGGCGGACTGGACGTGCCAGCCGGTTACCTTCGCCGCCCGGGTCTCGTCGTGGGACTCCTGCTGGATGCTGGGCTGGATGTTGACCTGGGCGACGAGCAGGCGGGTGGCGGTCGACCAGTCCGGCATGGTGTTGCCGCCGCGGTCCGGGCGCGTACCCGCGCGCACCCGGATCAAGGTCTGGTTGAACATCACGCGTCACTCCCGGTCTGGACCCGGTGCCGCTGAACGGTGGCTGTCCACTGCTCGGTGACCCCGGTCGCGGCGTTCGCGGCGAACGTGACGGACTGCCCGCCGACCGCCTGTGACTGGATGCCCGGCTCGACCCGGTACGTGGTGCGCGCCTGGTCGATGACCGCGTCGGAGATGTCGGTGGGAATCACAGCCCAGCCGTGGCTGTACGTGACCTCGAGGCAGCGCAGCTTGTCGGGCCACACCTGGCAGCCGAGCCGGCGGAGAATGCCCGCCTCGGACCAGGCGTAGTCCGTCCCCTCCACCAGCTCCCCGCCGTCCAGCGCCACCGACGCGACCGCCGTCGTCGGCCATACCGGCAGCAGAAGCGAGTCGCGGCCGTTGCCGTCGAGAACGATCTCGTCGTCCTCGACCAGGTCGACGACGTGACCGACCGCCCCCCGGAAGCGGCGCGACGCGGACCGCAGGGCGGACAGGAGACGCACGTCGTTCGCGGGTACGCCGAGCCAGTTCGCCAGTTCCTGCGGGTCGGCCAGGAATGTGTCAGTCGCCACCACCCGCACCGCCCTTGCCGCGAGGCGCGCGCGCCTTGTTGGCCGACGCGGTGCGCGCCTTGTTCGGGTCCGCGGGAGCCGCCTTCTCGCCGTCGCCGGACTCGACGAGATCCTCGTCGGTCAGGCCGTAGCGTTCGGCGTCCGCGTCGTTGAGCTTCAGGACGGTCTCGTTGCCGGCGCCGTTCGTGTACCGGTACCGCTTCAGGGGCCCGCTCACTGCGGCCACCTCCTCGATGGTCGAGTCGACAGGGACAGACGTGGAGGGCGGGCCGCAAGCCGCATGCTCGGCGCCGCACGGGCACCGCCCTCTCGCCGTCTGCCGGGTGAACAGACTCACGATGCGAGCTGACCCGACGCCCGCATCGCAGCCAGCAGTGCGTTCAGCTTGGTGCGGGTCGCCAGCGCGTCGACGCGCAGGGCGTCGTACTCCGCCTTCGTCGGGTTGGCGCCAGCAGCGACCACCGAGGTGACGGCTCCGACATCGGTCGTTGCTGCGGTCTGCTTGCCCTCGCGGGCCGCGCCCGCCGCAGGATCCAGATAGGGCATGACGTGCCCTCCTTACGCGGTGAGGTCGACTTCAACGAAGGCGGAGGGCTGCAGGATTCCGAAGGCTGCGCGCATCTCGGCCAGGATGGCCACCAGATTTCGCACGAAGAAGTCGAGGTGCGAGTCGGTCATCTGGATGGTTGCCTGCTCGCGGTCCCACAGGACCGCCTTGCGGAAGTCGCCGACATAGCCGGTTCCTGCAGGGACCGCTTCGGTTTCGATGACCGGGAGGTTCCACAGAGGCTGGGCGCTGCCGGTTCCGGAGGGGCCGTCGAAGTAGTAGCGGTTCTCGTTATCGGTCAGCAGGTCGAGCGCTTCCAGGTCGGCCGGGTTGAGAAGGTAGGCGTTCGCCACAGACCGGCCGACGGTACGGACCTTTGTCTTCGCCTTACGGAGGGTGACCAGTGCGTTCGTGTCCCAGGCCTGCGCCTGCACGCCGGACACCGTGGCCAGGCCCTCGAAGTTCTCGCCGGTGTTGTCGCCCTGGATCATCTGGTCCTCGAGCTCCTCCTCCAGCCCATAGCGAAGGAAGGCGTCGATGAGGGTGCGGATCTGCGCGGCGTCCGACAGAGCCCGCTTGGTGACCGGCATCCAGTGCGCGATCGTCTTGACCGGCGTGGTGACCTTCGCCAGGGCGAGGCCTGACTCCGGCTTGTAGCCGCCGCCCGCGTTGTTGACCAGAGCGCCGGGAACGGATGCGGGGGCGGTCGGCGCTGCCGACGAGGTGGCCTCCGCGACCGGGGCAGCGTTGTTCGTGGTCGAGGTAACCCGGACGTACTCGATGGTGTCCGAGGTGGTCGTGCCGTTGGTGACGACATCCCGAATTCGCAGAGGTCGCTGGAACGCCTCGAGCGCTACCTGCAGTCCGATGCGGTCGTTGTTGACGAACGCCCCGCCGGAGGTGTCAGAAGTGCCGGTGACCAGGCTCTTCACGCCGAACATCTCGGACTGGACGCGCTGGTTCTTGGCGAACGCGCCGTTCTTGGCCGCCGCCATCAGCCCCTTGTACTCGGCTGACTCGGTGAACTGCTCACCGATGGACTTGCCTCGCTCGGGCAACTCGAAGCCGGAAGCCGTCCGTCGACGGCCACCTTCGTCGGTCTTGACGTTGAGGGCGATGTCGTCCCCAAGGTCGGCGAGCGCCCGCTTCAGCTCGTCGTTGCCCTTGAGCTTCTCGACTGCGGCCTTGGCTTCGGTGGCCTTCGCCATGTGCTCGCGAAGCTGGGCGGTTTCCTCGTCCGTGAAGCCGCGCTCCCCGTCCTTCTCGGCGGCCTCGGTGATCTCTCGGGCCTTCAGGAGATGAGCCTTCATCTCCTCAGCCAGTTCCTTGATGTTCGGCATGGCTCCTCAATCCGTAAGGGAAAGTTCGAACTCGAGGAGTTCGAGTTCGGTCCGCAGACGGAGCGAGGCGGTTCCGGCCTTGGCGGCACCCTCGTCAGGTGTTTCGCGGAGGTCCGGCGTGGCCTGCTGCTCAACGCTGCTTTCTTCCGTGTCCAGCGATTCACTGGCGGGCGGAGTGCCCTCGGGCGTCGCGGAGGGCTCAAGGCCGTCGGCGGCTTCCGGGCTCGGCTGGCCAGCTGCGCTGGGTGTTACTCCGACCGCAGCCTTCTCCGGCTGGGCCGATCCGAGCACTTCACCGATCGCCTCGTAGGCGGCGGTGAGGGACTCGAAGTTTCTCTGGGACAGAACGCGTCCCGCTTTTGCCCCGCGCGCCAGGCCTGTGGCTTTGGCCGCGAGCAGTTCGGTCTCCTGATTCGCGCCGACCAGGCACGGTCCGACCTCGTGCAGCTTGAGGCGGCGGAGTTCGTAGTAGCCGCCGTACTTGTGGTTCTCGTCGTCGACCCAGGCGCCTTCCTGGACGTCATAGGCGAAAGAGAACTGAGTGACCCTCTTGCCCTTGAGGAGGCGGTACACCTGCGCGGCCGTCGGGTTGGTGTCGAGGTCGTCGATCTGCCCGGTGACCTCGAGGCCGTGCAGTGTCTCGACCGCCTTGACGACGGTGCCGACATGCGCGAAGGGGTCGCCCCAGGCGTGAGACCAGATCACAGGGATCGGGTCGCCCTTGGCTCCCCACTCGGCGAGCGTTTCAGTGAAGGCGCCTGGGCGAACGACATCGCCCATCGAATCCTCGTTGCCGAAGACGGAGACCAACGCAACGAACTGGCCTTCGGCCAATCCGTCCCCAGCGCCGGCCGCCTTCACGCGGGCCGTGAAATCCTTGGTCTGCACCGCTGTCCTCCTCGATTTCAGGTCGGTCAGCGGTGGGCTGTCGTACCACTGCCGGATAGCATCCGCGGTTCCGTCGGGTCGTCCGTCGGCCTCGGCTCGCGCCAGGCATTCCTCGACGCCCGGGTCCAGGAGGACCACCTCGGCGCCAGCGCTGCGGTACAGGTCAAGCTGTCCCGGCCACGGGCTGGTGTGGATGATCCATCCGTCGGTGTCGATGCCGCTGAGCACCTTCGCGATCGCGGCCTTGCGCGCGGCGAAAGCGACCTGTCGGATTGCGTCCGGTGCCGCGTGCGCGCGGGTCGAGCCAAGCGCCTGCGCCATGCGGTCGAAGTCGACGACGACGTCGTCGGGCTGTCGCTTCTCGGAGATCCAGGTGCTCTTGCCCGCGCACGGCGGGCCGACGACCACGGTGATCGGCATGGCCTCACCTCCCGTAGTCGAGGCGGCACTTGCAGTTCACGAACTCGCTGGCCTTGGCAAGGCCGTCACCCGGCCACCGGCAGCCGTTGCCGAAGACGTCGCCGAGGTCGACGGTCTCCCCGTCCAGCGCCTTGTGTGTGACCCGCGGATTGCGGCCCCCCGTGCGCCAGGTCTTCTTGCCGAGACCTGTTGCGCTCGCGGCGTCCTGGCCGCCGAACGATCTGAGTTCCGTGGACGCGGTGCCGGCGCGCAGAGTCGAGGCGGTCACCCAGCTCGCGGCGGCCACAACGAGCGCCGCCTTCCAGCCCTCGCCGCCCTCCTCCTGCACCTTGGCGACCGCCTCCGTCGCCGCGTCCTCGTGCGCCGAGGCGTGCGATTCAGCGGCAGCCAGGATCCAGGCGAGCATCGCGTCGGCCGTCCACCCGGAAGCGTCCGGATTGTGCTCATCCAGAACCTCCCAGGCGCCGACCTGCGCAAGGCTGTAGCCGTGCGAGGCGAGCAGGGCCTGTAGCTGGGCGAGACGGTCGTCGTGTCCGGCCGCCCACATGGCCACAAGGTCCGGCATCCCGTCGGCCTTCGCGCCCGCGGCCTTGAGCAGCTTCGCCGTCTGCGCCTCCGACCAAGCCTCCATCGCCGCGGCCAGCGAGTCTCGCTCCGCGTCGAAGGCACCGAGGGCGTCAGGCCTGGAGCCGCTCTTCGTCAGCGCCAGGCCGCGCGCTTTTGGGAGCGCCGCCGGATCGGGCGCCGAGTCCCGCGACGAAGCCTGACCGCCCTCGGTCACGTTCATCGGCGTGATCAGGGAGTCGCCGCCTTCGATCGCGGACAGGTTGTTCCGCGCGCGCGTCTCGTTGACGGTCATCCACGGCCGGCCCGTCGCGGTGCTTGCGGCGACCGCCTGCTCCTCGAAGGACCCGCGCAGCTTGGCGTCGATGTTGAACTCGGCGTAGATGTCCGAGTTGTCGCCGGGCATGTCCGGCAGGATCTGCGCGAGGATCTCCTGCTGCAGCATGACCATCCACGGACCGAGCGTGTCCTGGTACAGGTGGGCGTGCTGCTCCTTGATGTTGGAGTAGGTGGCGTGGTCGAGGATCCCGATCAGCGGCGGGGGGATGAAGTACGCCGCCGAGACTTCCTCGCGAGTCAGCTTCCTGCTCTCGATGTACTGGGCCTGCTCCGGGTTGAAACCGACCGTCTCGTAGGTCATGCCGTCCTCGAGGATCGGCGTGCCACCCTCGGCTCCGCCGCCTTGCGAGAACGTCCGCCACATCTCGCGGAAACGCCTCTTCTCCTTGTCGCCCCACTCCGGCGCTTCGGCCGGCCGCTGGAGAACACCGGTCAGGCGGGCGCCGCCCTTCCACATCTGCGACCGCTGCCGCGCGGCCTCGGACGATTCGAGGAGCAGTTCCCGCAGCGACTCGATCGGCGACGACCCGACGGTCAAGTTGTCGGGCGAGTAGCCGTGGATGTGGACGACGTCCTCGACGGCGAAGTCCTTGCCGCCCGCAGTCTCGTAGTGAGAGGGCCGGATCCAGTTCCCGCCATAGGGGCGGATCAGCGAAGGCGGCACGGGCAGGATCTGCAGCCTGCCGTTGAGCTTCAGCTTGATCCCGTACCAGGAGTCATACAGTGCGACGTCGGACACCATGCGCTCGACGAACCGGTAGCTCGTCATGCCCGGCATCGGGGACGCCAGGAGCTGCGCCAGCGGGTGATCGGTCAGCCTCTCGCGGTCGGTGTCGCTCACCCTGCGGAACGTGTGGATGCCGAGCTGCGCGATGTTGCGAGCGAGGAAGCCGATCACCGTGCGGACCTGAGGCTGGGTGCGCCAGATCGTTTCGTACTCCCACGGCGCTGCTGGCAGGGGCATCGCCGCATAGCCGGGGGTGACTCCGGCGCCGGTGATCGCGAGCTGGCCGGAGGAGACCACGAACGCCATCAGCCACCACCCGCCGTCGCCGCCAGCACCTGCGTGAACTGGATCTGGTGGCGCTCGATGACGACCTCGCCGTCCATGGGCTGCGGCGCCCGGCCGGGCTCCAGAAGCTCGGCGTCCCGCAGGACCAGCAGCGGGCCGCGCTGCGCCCACAGGATGCCCCGGAACGCCTTGTCCGCCAGGTTGACGACGACCCTCTTGCGCACCGCGGTGCGACGCCAGGCGAACATGCGGCCCCCTGTCTCCGGCCGCTACACGACCATGATCTCTTCGTCGTCCGCATAGCGGGACTTCCGCCGCGGGGGCCGGGCGACAACCTCGGCCATCGCCGTGGCCAGCGCCGACACGCCATCAATCTTGTCGCCGCTATTGGCCTTGTCCGGCTTCACGTTGCCCGACGAGTCCATGGCGACCGCGAGGTTGTCGACGCACCAGCGGACCACCGGATGCCCGCCGTGCCGGAGCGTCGGCACTTCCGCAGTGCCCTGCAGCGTCAAGCGCTGGATCTCCTTCAGGACCGGCGACATCGTCGCGAAGCCCTGCCTCACCTTGACCATCGGAGCCCGTTCGCTGACCAAGTCGTTCGTCAGCTGCGATGCGTTCCACGGGTCGTAGCCGATGCTCTTCACCTTGAAGTAGTCGCGGTCGCGCCGGATCTGCTCCTTGATCCAGTCGTAGTCCGCGACGTTCCCCGGCGTCGCCGTGAGGAAGCCCTGCCGCACCCACTTCGACGCAGCGCCCGCGGTCCGCTTGTCCAGCGCACGGAGGTTGTCCTCCGGCGTCCAGAACCTGAAGACCGCGTCCAGGGTGCCGGTCTCGTCGTCGGGGAACAGCCAGCACAGCGCGCACAGGTCGCTGGTGCTCGCGAGGTCCAGGCCGCCATACGCCGCCCGTCCTTCGAGCTTCCGCTCGTCGACCATCGACGCGTTGCGGTCCCAAGCGTCCAGCCGCAGGAACTTGGTCTCCTGCTTCGTCCTGAGCCCAAGGTGCAGGCGCTGGAACTTGGCCATGTCCGCCGGAGACTGCTTGGCCTCATCCGATCGCGCGCGCATGTACGCGCGGGTCGGGCTGATGCCGTAGCCCGGGTTGGCCTTGCGCCATACGTCCTCGCTGTGCGGATCGTCATCCTTCTCCGCAGCCCAGATCACGCCATAGACCGTGTGAGCGGTGAACACCCGACGGGCGAGCTGCTCAACGCGGCCACGCTTACGGTCGTAGATCGACTCACGCTTGCCGCTGTCCGCCGTCGTGATGATGACGATCAGCGGCTGGGTCCGTGAGCCGGTACCCGTCTCGATGGTCTCGACGAGCTCCGGATCCTTGTGAATGTGCAGCTCGTCGATGATCGCCCCATGGAGGTTCGCTCCATGCTGGGCGTCCGCGACGGAGGCCACGCACTCGAAGTAGGACCCGCTCCTCGGGTGAACGATCTTCTTCTTCAGGGGCTGGACTCGCCCCTTCAAGGCCGGCGCCTTTTCCGCCAGCTGCTTGATCGGGGCAAAGACGAAGCCAGCCTGACGCTCATTGGTGGCCGCAGCGACGACCTGTCCACCCTGCTCGCCGTCAGCGCAGGTGAGGTACAGGGCGATGCCGCCGGACAGCGTGCTCTTGCCGTTCTTGCGGGGGATGTCGACGTACAGCTCCCGCACCACGCGCACGTTCGCGTTCGCGTCCTCATCCCAGTAGACCCAGCCGAACACGGGGGCCAAGACGTAGGCGACCTGCCACGGGTCGGGCTTGAGCGGCCGGCCGGCCCACTGACCCTGGGTGTGACGGAGCAGGTTGAAGGAGTGGATCACCTTGTCCACGCGGTCCGGGTCGAAGACCGCACCCGGGGCCTCACCGGGGCTGGGGGTCTGGATGAGCGGCGGGCAGTCCGGCAGCGCCATGCCCCGGCTGAGCATGTACCAGGCGACCTCGGGCGAGATCTTCAGGCGCTCCAGCTCGGCGGACTCGGGAAGCTCGACGTCGTCAGAACGGGTTGTCGTCGTCCTCGCCATCGTCGGCCCCCTTCGACAGGGCCTGCTCGCTCGAGGGACTCAGGCCGAATTGGGCAGCGAAGCCGCGGAGTTCACGGCCGGCTCGACTGGCGATGGCGACCGCGGGGTGGGCGACCGTGCGGCTGGTCTCTGCGCCCGACCTGCTCACGCTCACGACCTCCATCGTGATCCCCTCCGCCGTGACCATGCGGGTCGCCGCCACGAACGAGGACCAGGTCTCGCAGTAGGCGGCGAGGACCGCGCGGTCCTCCTCCTTGAGGAGGTCGAGTCGCTGCAGGCCGGGCACTACCCGCTTCCACTCGGCCCGCGCCTCCGGGCTGAGCCAGCTCGGGGGGTTGGGGGCGATGCGACGGAAGGCCGGCGGGGCCGGGACGACCCGGCCGCCCGAGTCCCGGCCGTCGGCTCTGCCCTTGATCAGCTTGAGGGCTGCAGGCTGGGCGGTGCGTGGCATGGTCGCCCCCCTCTCCAGAGAAGCCGCAGGTCAGAGCCCTGCCGGCCGATCGGCCGGCCCGGGTTGTCCCGAGTTGGCCATTCTGAGCGTGCGTGCAAATCAG